TAGGTCGCGTGTTTTCTGAAGTATCGCCTCGAGAAACCATGCGGCTTGCAAATGAGCTTTATCACGTCGTCGAGCAGCCTCTTGTTCGATTTCAAGAGCCTGCGCCATTGAAATGAGAAAGCCTTCACCTCGTCGTTGCTCTTCAGATCGCCGTAGTCGAGGATCTTGATCCCTTTCATCTCGGCGCTCCAGCGGATCAGAAAATCCGCGAGCGAGATCTCGAACCTGTCCGCCTCTCGCAACGGCAATTGCCTTATGAGGAGCCACCTCCTGCCGATCCTGACCCGAAGCGGTTTCTCCTCGAGGATGTCGAGATCGTTGTATTTCAGGTTCGAGATGTCCATGCTTTCTTAGGCGTCACCCGCGGTGGCGTTGAACTGCCAGTAGTAGAGGTTTCTGTCCGCGGTCGCCGACTCGTCGATGTTCGCCCCTATCGTGAACGGTAGCGAAGCGTGCTCCTCTCCACCGAGGCTCGTCTCGATCGGCGTGATGCATTGACCCTTCGGGAAAACCAACCACATGTCCACGTCGTCGACGCGCGGGCCCTTGAACGCCCAAAGCGTCTCCGCCGGAAGACTCGTGTCTGATCCGAAAAGCAATCTCGTATATCCGCCCCCCGTGACTATCGTGCCGCCCATGATCATCTGCATCGTGTCGATGTCGAACTGCTTGAACGCCCCCTCGAACTCGGCGCCCCGCCTTATGACGTCTCTTCTGATGGGGATGCGAACACCGCCCCTGGTTCCCTCAGCGGTCGCGATGTCTATCGTTTGCCTGATCGTGGAGCCCGGCTCGGTGTATGCCACGAGATTGGCGTCGCCCGTGCCCCCGACGTAAACGTCGAGGCTGGACAGAAAGAATTTATCCTTGTCTCTTTCGCTTGCCATTTGATTCTCCTATTCTTCCGTCATGTATGTTAGATTTATTTGACGCCCCAAACCGAGCGTCGTTCCGGATTCGGTCGAGATCGTCGCTTCCTCGACCGTGATTTCCTCTGAGAGCCTCCGCACCCTGCCGCCGACTGTCTCGTCGCTGAAAACCGCGCTCATGACATCGCTGTAGATCGCGAGGAGACCGTCGTCCCCGAGAAGAGCGGTCTCCTTCTTTCGGATTCGAACGGCGATCTTCAGCGTGACATGGAAAAGCCTCTTTCTGAGGTCTTTCGCGTCCGTGGGGATGTATTCCTCCCCGACTCCTTCCGCCCTGTCTATGATGACGAAGGGGAAACGACTATAAGCTAAAAGCTGCTCTAACGTATCCTCTCCGATACCAAAATACCTGATTTTCTTAGAAAGCGTCGCATCCTCCTCGAGCAACGTTTTCATGTTTTCGAGAAGTGTCTTCATAGTTTCTCCACCACCCAATGTTTGACGAGGGAATTGATGTCCTTTCTGTCTTTATCGGTGATAAACACGATTTCCCTCTTGGGGGGACGGCCCGGGATTTTCGGATCCTGATGATGCTTGGCGTACGGGATGTTCGTCCCGAAAAACATCGAGGATTTCTGCTCCCTCAAGAGCTTGAAACCCGCCTGCAAATGACCGTACTTTATCAGCGGCTTCGCCGAATACGGGCCGTAGGTGTTGCCCCCACGTCCCTTGTGTGACGTCGTCTTCCACCTCAAATACTTCGGACTCAATCTCTTCCACTTCGCATGCCCCCGACGGGCGCCTTCCTTTCTAAACGTCTCGGCTATCCACGATTTGAAGAGCAGATTCACCAATCTTTTCCACAATCCGTAGAGCTTCGGATTCTTCACCCTGGCGGCCAAACTCCTCAAGTCTTTCAGGGTGCCGGAAATGTCTATCTCTATCTTGATGGACATCAGAGCACTCTCCCCACCGGAGGCTTCGTGACCTGATCGGCGGAATATTCGTCGTAGTTGCTGTCTTTTATGATTATTTTTCCCTTCGTTATCTTGGACATCAATTTTTCGTATTGATCAGCCCAATACTTCACGAGGGCGTTCTCCCCCGCCACGACCGCCGCGCTGTTTATGACTCGAAGCAGCGTGATCTCGCAGGCCTTGTAATGCGACAATCTCTTTATCGTCCTCGGCACCTCCGTCAATTCCCCGAAATCAACTACGCCGCTCAAATCGTCCACGACGTCCTTGTCGGCGTCGGTTATGGCTCTCTCGACGTCGTCCCTGCTGAAGTCGTCGACCGTGATCGACGGCAGGTCTCTGTACACCCACTCCACGTCGCTGAAAGGCGATGACACAGACATTTAATACCTCCACATGAAACCGAATTTAACGAACGGATCTCCCGAATAACCAACCGCCATGATCAATCCGAACTTCGAGAAAAGATATTCCTGATTTATCTCCAATCCGAAGGGATAACTCAAGCTCAAACCGGTGAGCCATCTCTTTTTCCAATCGTTCAACTGATTTTTGTATTCGTCCTTGACGACCCGGAGAGTCGTGTTCTGCTCCTGCAGGTCGGTTATCATCTCGTTGCTCGCAGTCAGTTGATCGTAACACTCCGTCAACAACGAGGCCGCGTTCGATTCCTTTAGAGATTTAATTTCTTCCTCGAGTTCCTTCACCTTGTTTTTCAATCTTTGGTTCTCGACGAAGAGATCTTCTATCAACGCGTTCGACTCGTCAAGCTGTTCGTAACAGGCTTCGAGCAAGACGTCGCTTCCCATCACCCTGTTCGTCATCACGACGAACACCATCAAGAAAATGATGACGCCGACGAGAATCCACAGCATCCAGTCTTTCAATTAATCCACCTCGTTTCGTATCTTATCCATCAATTCCTTGTTCTTCTTCAAGATCTCCGCGACCCTCGCGGACGTGTCTTCGTCCGCCTTCGTCTCGAAATCTCTCAACATCTTCCTTCTGCCGAAAAGAAAACCCGCGCCGAAAGCCACGAAAATTAAAACAATCAATACGACGTATCCCATCTCACTCGCCCTCCTCGTAAACGTATTCCTCGACGGCCTCTCCGGGCGCCGTTCCGCCCCCGGTGAAATTCACGTACGACCAAAGCTTCCACGGCCCGGACTCATCCCACGCGGTCGGTCTGCCGATGAATTCAACGTACACGATCCCGAGACTTGCCGTGGCGCCCGTGTCTATCACGGCGTCCCAAACGCCGGTGACGGAAACCCCGTTCTCGTCCGGAGGTTTCCTCCATTTTATGTAGCCCGCGTTGAGGGAGGAAACCGGTCGCCTCGTTTCCAATCTGTACCTCAAAGCAGTCTGGTTCTTGTATATCTTGCCGTCACTCAAGATTGTCCTCCCGATCCTCAAGACAACACCCAAGCCTAAGCCACGGACGAAGTCTTGGTTGACTTTTCTTTGATTTTGGATTCGGACGTTGCCGTCGCCTTGATTTTGGATTCGGACGTCAATTCGGTCGAGATCTTGGAAACCCTCGTGATGAATTCAATGCCTCCGGACACTGATGCCTCCTTCGCTATTCGGGTTCATCCGTGTAATAAAACTGGCAGTCGTAAGAATCCAACCACCGCTCCTCGCCTTCGTCGTCGCCCTCCAAGATCTTGATCTTAACTTGCGACACCTCCCGTCTCAGCCCTACCACGACGGACTTCACGTTGGTCCCCGCTTCCCGGACGACGTCGCCTCTCCTGAATTCTCTCATCATGAAAACCCCACGGTGAAGTAGATCGTCAAGAGCGTCGTGATCAGCGGCAGCAATACGACTATCACCCATTTCACGAATCCAACTACTTTCTTCTTCGCCTTGTTGTCCACGTAAAAGGGACAATTCGATATCCCGAAGGACACGGCTTTCTGAATTTTTTGATCCAACCCGCCGTTGTCTATCAATTTCACCGTCTTATTGATCAGCGGTTCCATTTTCGCGACTTTTTGCAAAATCCTGAAAACCTCGATATCCGGAACTTCCATTTCAATCTCCAATGATAAGCATAAGGGTTTCCTTCTTTTCGATCACCGAGCCCCACGTCCCGAGCTCGCTTTTGCTCCACTTGCTGCGATGAGTCTCGTGAACATTCCCGTTCACCGTTTTCTGCCCGCTCGGATTCTTCGGAGTCACGACGATCGCGCTCTTTCCCTTGAGCTTCATCAATCCGAGGAGTCTCTTCCCCTCATTCTTCTCGAAATGCTCCAGAACATCGACACACAATATGAGGTCGTATTCGCTCAATCCTGGCATGATCTGAACGGCGTCGCCTATCAACACGTTGTCGTAAATGAGATACGTGTCGCAGTAGTATGGAGCGAAAACCTCGATGGCGTCTATCTTCGTCGTCCAACTATCCCTCTTGTATCTGTCGTGCCAGATGTCCGTATATTCCCTCGCGAGCACCCCGAATTTGCCGAAACCGGCCCCGACGTCCAACACGCTTTGCGGACTCGATTTCATTATGTGCTCGCAAATCTCATTGATGAAAACAGGCCCGGAACTCGGCACCAAAACCTCCCATGATTGCACGCCTCTGTTTTTTTGCGGGTACAGAGGCAAAACCCTTGAGGAGGAGTTATGGATGGATCGGCGATGAGGTCGACCCTAACTCGCTTTATGGTCCTTCTGGCGGCTTCCATGGTTTTTTGAAGAGAATCCCGACCATACCCACGACCGTCACGGACACGGGCGTCCACCAAGCCGGTATCGACCCAGCGACCGTGAACACGAGCATGAACACGCCGAAGATGACCACCAGAACCCACCATAGAATCTTCAACCATTTTTTCATGGTTCCTTGCCTCCATTGAATTTGTTTTTGCTGAACTTCCCGACGATATTGAAACCGAGATAAGCGAGCGTCACGTATCCCCACAACTCGCCGCTCAGCCACCTCGTTCCGTCTGGATTTTTTATGGCGAAAACCATCACCGTGGCCACCGCCCAAACGATGAATTTCTTCGGCAAAAGCTTATTGAAGAAGAAATCCAGTTTTTCGGACAATTTCATGCAAATCTCCTCGTAATTATATACGTATCAAGGAATTAAAACGCCAATGCGGAGGTTTCGAGCGACGTCGCAACTCATTACATAGCATGCAATTAGAGGCGCGCATAACGCGATTCTGAGCGTTTTAAATAACTGCCCCCTTGTATTTATACCCCCCCCCTTTTTTTCGAGGGTTTTTTCGATGTCGTAACTCTATGTATTATTAGATTTGCAACAACGCAAGCTCCCTGACAGCTTTTGGCGCTCTTCTCAAATCACCGAAAACACCGGCTCTGTAAATATATATATAATATATATTTACAATGACTTAAATATAATATATATATAAAATATATACAAAATCCACCGTTGTCACAGCTTTTCGGAGAAAAAAACGTGTCAGACGGCCGTTTTCAATCCGAATCATCGATCGGCGAGAGACGGCGCTCGATCGGCATTGCGTTCAGCATCCAGAACACCAACTCGAAGTCGTGATTGGTGGTCACCATCTTTCCCTTGCTGTTCAGGAAACCGAGCGTCACGATGCCCTCCGGCCTGTTGCGCGTCTTCTGATCGAGATGCAAGAACGGCGTCTTCTTGAACGGGTAGAAGAATATCCCCGTGAACGGAAACAACAGAGCGAGCTGAACCTGCCTCTTCAAGCTGAGCCCATCCGCTTCGCCGTCTATGGCGTTTCCGTCCTTGTGAGCGCTGTCCGGACTGTGCTGGTACAGATTTATGTCGTGAACCAAAAAAGCCTTCGCCCCGATCTTCTTCGCCATCGTGACGTATGAATCGACCGTGAACATGAAGTCCCGGCGGATCTCGGAAAACCTCTCGAATATCCTCCTGCCGCGCAAGACGTCCTTCTCGTTCCAAGAAAAGTTCACGAACGCGTCCACGTCCTCAGCCGTCAAGTATTCCGTCACTTCTCCGTCGCCTCCTCCGTGTATTTATCTATGATACGCTCCATCTCTGCCTTGAACCTGCTTCTTTCGTATTCCTTCCTCCACTTCGGATCGGTCATGAATTCGTGGTACGCGCTTATCGCCGCGTAATACAGATTCGGGTCTCCGGTTCTCCTGCTCAACTGCATGCCGAACATCAGATTGCCCGCGTCGTGGATGTCGTTCTTGAGATCGGCGAGCACCCTCCAGTGAACGCTCGCGTAGTTCTTCTGCTGATCCGGCTCCCACTGCTCGAAGTGCCACAAAAACTTCGGGTAATGAACGATGTCCCCCGTCTTGAACAATCTTATGTGGAACTCGCGCGTCTGTTTCCTCGGGAACCTCGCGTCCCACTCGATCTTCCCGCACCAATCGGCCTTGTAGATCCATCCGCCGAGACTCTCGATCCTGACGTAGTTCTCGAGGGTGTGTTTCGACCAATCGTACCTCTCGGTCATGTCGACGACCTCCGTCGAGCCGTCGTAGTTGTGCTTCACCCAATTCGTGCAAACGCCGTTGATCTCGTCCTCTCTGCCCGCGATGAATCCGACGAGTCTCTCCGCCCAGTCCGGCTCGAAATGGTTGTCCGAGGCGTTGTGAGCGATCCAATTCCCGGACGAGAGTTTCGTTCCCAGATTGTAGCTCTCGCTGCACGTTCTCAATCTGTTCTTTCTCTTGCCTCTTCTCTCCCTGCGACCGATGACGACCCTGTCCCGTTTCTCGAATTCGTCGACGAGCTTGAGCAACGAATCTTCCTCGACGCCGTCCTCGATTATCACCAGTTCCACGTTTTTGTACGTCTGATTCAAAACCGAATTCCACGTCTTGCGGACGAGCGCCGGCGGTTCGTTGGTTACCGGACAAATCACCGATATCAAATTCCTCATGAACCCCTCCTCATCAATTAAATTAGTGGATGGAAGAATCGAACCCCTAACTTTACGCTATCCTAGTTTTCAAGACTAGTCGCACCTCATGTGCAGTACCCTCCAACATAGATAGACAGATATTAAATTTTACAATCTTTCTATCGTTTTACCTTCATCATTCAATAAATAAGCATGTTGAAAAGCAAGAGTTTCTTGTTCTCCAGACCTAAAAGTAATGTATGCAATTATAACATATATATGAAAATCTGATGGAGACTGAATTTCACATTTTACATTCTCACACTGTGATAAATATATCCCGTTGTAAGGAACTTCTGCATTATTACGTTCATGTTCTTCAGGTACATTTACACTTTCTCCATCAACTTGGCAATATGCTAAAGGAAATAATCCTTCAGATCTATATACACCAGAAACTGTACGGATTTCTGCAATATCATCACAATATATCCATATTGTTTCAAAAAATTCTTTTCCTCCTTGTTCAAAAAAAATATTTTGTTTAATTTTTAAAATCATTTTTTTACCTTCCTATCTTTTATTTATCTGTCTATCTATCTTAGCCATCGGCATCTTCTCTCCTTATTGCTCCGTCAACTTCTGCATCTTCTCCGCGAGTTTTTGAAAATCCTTCATGCTCTCGTCGTCATCGAGGATCACCCTGAAGTTCACGTAGCCGCCTTTCGTCTTCTTCGCGCTTCCCGGTTTTATGCCAGGCGTGTAATTGCCAAGATACAAATCCTCCCTGTATTCAGCCGAGAAATTCTCTATCTTCATGTCAATCACCTCTCATTAGTTTTTTCAGAAGGGCGTTGATCTCGCTCATCTGTTTTTCCTTGGAATAATTCATAACGACGTAGTCGTGGTACTTTCTCGAGTCGTACTCGCCGCTCATGATCTCGTCGAGCTCGTCGAAGTCCCTCCAAATCAGTTCCTTCGGCCACACCTCCGACGATCCCTCCCAGTCGTAAATCAACGGCTTGATGCCCTTCAGCATGGCTTCTGCCACGTAGTAGCTGAACGCCTCTATCGTCGACGTCGACAGCACGAAGTTCATGTCCTCGAGCCATCCGTCCAAGTTCTTCTCTCTCTTCGGGTAAAATCGCAGATTGTCCTTGAATTCGGGATAACAGTAATCCCAGTAATCAGCCGCCTGTCTGACGGTCGAGTCTCCCTCGAAGAAGTCCATCCTCGCGTGCAGCACGTATCTCGGATCCCTCTTCTTCAGCCACCTCAGCGTCTGAACCAAAAGTTGGATGCCTTTCTTCCACGAAAATATACCAACGTATCCCACGTTGAATCCCGGTTTCCTCAAAGCGAACGCGTATTGCTCCGTGTCCACCCCGTTATGGATGACGGTGTTCGAAACGCTCTTCAGCCTCGGATATCGTCTCTCGGCCTTTCTCTTGATGTGATCGGCCACGTATATCAAGTGATCGATCTTGCTCCAGTCCACGGCGTTTGGTTGCTCGGTGTACGCCTCGTAGCTGTGGAGCCTGACGATCCATTTCTGATTCGGCGGTTTTTGTCTGTTCGTCGCTTCGATCGCGTTCACGTCGCACCATTCGAACCACACGACGTCGTTCTTCTGATCGCAGAACCTCAACGCGTCCGGGCTGTATCTCGGACCGAGCTTCACGTTGTACTCTCTCGCGAGACCCTCAGCTATCGGTTTTACGAACGTGTCACCCCTCGCGAAGATCAAAACGTTGTGTTTGTCGGGATTCACCCCCAGACGAGACTTCCAAAGTCGGATGTTCTTCGCCATCAAGTGGTAGGAAGGCTTGATCTTCAACACCTTCAATCCGTTCTCTATCGCCTTCTCCCAATCCCCCACCATGTCGCAGAGCCTCGCCATCCTCTCGAACGGCAGATACGAATAAGCCGGGCCGTGCAAGAACAACGAGCTGAATGGAGGCTTCATGTCCGAAGCCGCCTTGTACCAATGCATGGCCTTCTCCGCGAGCTTGGCCTTCTCATTGAAGTCGATTTCCTTCTTGTTCCCCATCATGTCGAGCGCGATGTCGCCGAGAATCATGTATATCTCGGCCCTGTCCCATCTCTCCTGTAAAGATCGCAAGGCGAGCTTCTCGGCCTTCTCGTATTCCTTATCGTTGGCGTGGATCGTCGACAGTGCTATGAATGCTTGCGCTCTTTCGTCGGGCCACTTCGAATCATCGAGATTGAGATACTTCTCATAGTAGGTCTTCGCGTTTTCCTTATCTCCGAGATCAAGATACGTTTGCGCGAGATAAAAATAGGGTCTCGGTTTCTTGGGATTGGCCTCAATGTCTTTCTTCAGATTCTCGACGTTCATCTTCGCGCGCTGTTCCTTGCGAATCCTCGCGTTCTCCTTGTCCCTCGCGTGCAGAAAGACCAGCTCCCTCACGGGATACCTCTTCAGATCCTTGCTTCCCCCGATTATGTAATTATGGCTCCTGCCTTCGTAGTGAAGTTTTCCGTCCTCGAGACCGAACTCGCTCCGCCTGAATATCCTCGGCTGAGGGAAGAATATCTCCGGGATTATCTCGCGATACTCCTGCTCCGTCTCGGGAAACTTCTCGAGCATGTATGCGTATCCGCTGAAGAACAGGGCGTCGGCCAATCCCTCCGGGTGTTTCTTGTCGTGCTCTATCAGAATCCTCGCCATAAGGTTCGTCAGAACCGGTTTCGACGCTGGATGAAGGATCTCGTGACCGTCCATAATCATCACCCAATCCTTCGAACATCTCGCGATCGAATCGTTCCGATGCTTCGCGAAGTCCGCTTTCCATTTGAAGTAATCCAAAACGTCGGCGTATTCCTTGGCGATCTCGTACGTCCTGTCGGTCGTCGAATCGTCCACGAGAACGACTATCTCGTCGACGACGTCTCGGATGCTCTCCAGGGTTCGTTTAAAGAAAATCTCCTCGTCCTTCACGATGAATGCTACTGATAATGTCGCTTTGCTCATAACTCCTCCTGTTTTATAATGAAGAGGGCGGATCGACTCCGCCCCCTTTTGTCTTGCTTACGTATTGGCACCGAGGCTTGACGCGCTGTAGATCTTGAACAGCGAAGACGGTCTGAGTTCTCCGAAACCGAAGAGCCCGTACCAGAACACGTTCATGAGTCTCTGCATCTTGTCGAGCGGCCCCGATGTCCTCATCGATGGCGGAATCCCCTCGGCATACGCCAGCGCCTGAAAGCCGAAGAAGTAGTTGTAGTACAGATCGACTGCACTGGAACCCCCGTCGGCCAAATACGAAGCGTGCGAGGAAACCACGAATCTGAAGCCCTCGAATTCCCCGATCTCACCGTTGTAGATCTCTTCCGGATCCACGTAGCTGTGTGGCGTCCTCCAGGCCGCGTTTCCGGTCTCGCCCTTGAGATCGTAAGCCGTATCGGGATGAATAACGGCAGCATAAAAACCAGCCCCCAAGGCGGGGACGTCGTTTCTCTGAAGCCTGTTGAACGCGTACCGCACTTCCTCCGCTCTGAGCGTCATGGTGGCTACGACGCCAGTAGCATGAGCCGCTCCGGAAGCGTAGTAGATGTACGATGATCCCGTCTGACTGTTATACTGCGCTCGAGCGATGAGATCGACCGACTTGCCCATGTTGTCGCCGACGAGCGTCGCCGCGTCGAGATCGATGTTGGCGAACGAAAGCGTTCTGAGCTTGCTCGTGGTGGTGATGAGTTTGCCGTGCTCGGCCAGCGTCACGTTCTTCCCGGATTTCGACATCGTTTGCGCGTCGGGATCGCTGGTCTCCGGAAGCGCGTCGACGGCTGCCGTCATCGCCCCGTATACCGTGAATCTGATGGTGCTGCCTGGAACTGGTTCCGTAGGCAGCGTCCACCTCTTCTCCTGAGCAAACTGGGCGAACGCGAGTTTCGGCTGAAAAGCGAACTCCACGGCTCTATCGTAAGCAGTTGCGACCACTCCGGTCAAATTTGATGTGGTAGTGATGGCCATTTTGTGCTCCTTTCCTAAAGATTTTTCATTTTGGTATCTGTGAGAGACTTACGCCTCAAAGCCTGCGAGCTGCGCCGCCCACGTCAAATCTTTCCTCTGTATTTCGCGAGGATTTCTTCGAGCTGAGTCTTGTTCTTCGCCTCCTTCAGCTCTTCGTCTATTTTGGAGATCGCTGTATCGCCCTTCGGAGGTTCAGTCGACGGCCCGGCGCCTGATTTGTTGACGTTCGGCGCCTGATTCGGCGTCTTCTCCCCCTCGATGGTCTTGACGAAATTATCGATCCAAACGATCTTCTTCCTCACGTCGAGACCGTCGGGAATGAGACTCCTGTACTTCTCCGGAACGCTCTCGATTTTATCCGCCAACGTCTCTTCGAAGAATTGCGTCGTCTGCACGATGTCCTTCTCGAGAACTTCGTACTTCGGCTTCAGCTCCTCGTAAAGCCTTTTGTATTCCTCCTTTTCTTCGAGCGTCTTCCTGTCATTCTCCTCCTTCAACTTTTCGAGCTCGCGGAGCTTCCTCTTTCTGTCCATCGATTCCCGAAGCAACGCCTTGGCCGCCTCATTCTTCTTCTTGTATTCGTTCAAGAGAATCTCCATGGTCGCCTTGGCCTGCTCCACCTTGAAATCGTCCGCGGAAAAAACCTCCTCGACCGTTTTCCTGAGCTCTTCGAACTTGTCCGGCTTCGCGTCGTCTTTCTGAGTGCCATCCTCCGGACTTTCACCCTTCGTGCCTTCCGGCTCGACCCCTCCCTCGTTTTCTTCAGCGAAAAGCTGAATGTCAAACTTGAGGGGTTTTTCCTCTTTCTGCTTCATGATCTTACTCCTGTACTGGATTTTATTTCTTTTTTTTCTTTTTCCAACTTTTCGGCTTTCCACCTATTTTTTTTTAAAAAGGTATTCATTTTTACTTTTTTTCCGCCAATGATAGCTATTTTAGCCCCTCTCTCATATCTCTTACGATTACGTCTTTTAGCCCTTCCCAACGCCCTTAATGCTTTTCTTCTCCCTGGAGTGCTCATTATTTTCTCCTTCTTTTGATCGGTTTTAATATCGATTGAATCTCCGATTTCTTACCGATGTAATGAATCCTCAAAAGCTTCCCAGACTTCGTTCTTATGGTGATGTATCTGCCTTTGCCGGATTTAGGGCTTTTCAGTCTCTTGTGGATGTATCGACCTTTGGGAGCTTTAACTCTCTCGCCTATCTTGCCTTTACCGCCTTTTTTTATTTTTACGCCCATTTTTCTCCCTCCAACCGCTACGTTTTACGGCTGCTCCTTGAGCGCCGGCCTTTCTCGCCGCCACCGCCTTGCCTCTTCTGCTGGCACAGGGAAATCTGTATTTCTTGCCGGATCCGCCCCATCTCGCCCAACACCCTTTGGCGTCTCGTCCGAATTGCACGGGCATGTGAGTCACCTCTTATATTATGTTTTTTTTACGTTATCTTTTAATGGATTGAAAAAATCAATGCCTCAATAAGGCGGGATGTAAGCGTCTTCCTCGTGGACTCGCTTTTTTTTCTCGGTTCTTCTGACGTGGAAATGCGGGTGATTCGTGCTGAAACAATCCCTCTCGACGATCTCGGCGGGATGGCCGAAGAAACTCGTCGCGATCTTCTTCGCATCCTTCTCGCCACGACGATCGCCGTGCCCCCTGAAAACGATCAACGTCTCGCCACAGGCAGGGCAATCCATGATGATGTGATCCTTGGTCGCCTCGTGCCATGTCGTGACCTTCGGCGGAAAACACAATCTGCAAGTACTCATTTCACTGCTCCTTTGGTTTTTCTTTTCGCTCTCTCAACGTAGCGCTTCATCTTGCCTCGGTACTTATCCTTCGCTCCCCTGTATCCCTTCCAGCGAATGCCATTGTCACCTTTGAATGGTTTACGATGATCGAAACCGAACACTATCTCGTTAGGCACGCCATCGGGATAAGCGTCGCACTTCATTTTTCCAAGCTGCAACGGTCTATGCAGATGTTCGCAGGTTAAACACCACGGAACCGGCCCTATCATTTCATCATCCCCATTCTTTTCAGTTTCTTCAAAAGCCCCTCGCGGTGACGCATGTACTCGTCCAGGAATTCACTGGCCATCTCATCCCTCCAAACCCAGTCCTTCGTCCACTTCGTTCTGTCGGCGTACGTCTTGAGAAACAACTTTAACTTTTTAGCGTAAGCTCGGTGCATCTTCGACGGTTGATGATAGAGGGCAGCGAACGCCTCAGCGAACGCCTCACTCTCGTTCCTTAGAGCGTAGTTCGACAGTGTTCTCGCCGATGTTCTGTAGTTCCTGTCGGCGAATGCGTACTTCGAGGATCCCACTATCTCGTATCCTTCAATACCAACCCATTTGCTTATCGCCGTCTTCGACAGGGAACGTAGGTAGTTGTTGACCATATGACCGAACTCGTGGGTGATGACGGATTCTATCTCGCCGGTGCCCGCCGGATGCCAATTTACGTCCGCACTGTACATAACCCGCGCGAGGAAATCCGGTTTTTTGTAATACTCCGGATTCAAACCTATCCTCTTGCCGTCTTTGGATGCATGAGCCCACTCCTCAAAATCGAATGGAGCGCCCCGCTTTTTGTACTTCGTGGATTTCACATATGTCCCGACGTATTTCAATCTCCCGGCCACCTCCGGCCATTCCTCGGCCAGTTTGTCAAACTGTATGAGCGTCGGCTTGATGTTCCCCACCCTGCATCCGGTGAGATCCCACTCAATATCCGGATAGTGCTTCTTGCACCATCTCTCGGTTCCCTTTATCGTGGTGATCCCGTCGAGTTCTTCTCTTCTTTGCTTGATTTTTTCGGCCGTCGTGAGCTTCGACGTCTTCAACGGCATCTTCGCGATCTTCCTCGTCATCGTCCGCGTCTTATCCCGGAGCTTGAAAATCGCCCGCCCGAACTCATCCTTGACGGACTGCCAATCCTTCATGTCTCGACCGAGCACACCGAATTCACCGGTCTCGTCCTCGTACAACATAAAGGGAGACGTACTGTGGACGCAGTTATGTGCCACAATCCCTAAAGAACATACATAACTTTCATCTTCATCGACTGAGATATTATATGTCTTTCTTGCCCGATTTAATTTCTTATCAATAATTTTAACAACAGGTACAAACATGAATTCGTATTCATTATTATGGTTCATCATAATCCTATCTATTTCATCCGAGCAAGACTTGGGACTACAATATTTAAGCCATATCGGGATCTTTTTATCACAATTCGGACATCTGTGACTTAAAACCTTAATCAAATCTCCAGTTTTAATATCACTGATTTTTTTCCATCCGTCTTTTGTGAGTACCGGATGATCCAATGTCATGAATGGATATTTTCGCCAACCATCCAAACAAATCTTTCTCACCATCCCATTCGTTTGTCCTCTTATCAATCCGTTAATTCTTCTGTATCTTCCTTTGTGTGTTAAAACCAGATCACCGACCTTCAAATCTCCTATTCTTTCCCTTCCCTTGCTTGTGAATATTTTTATTTGATGATCTATAAAACAATTGTAGTGGAACACCTCTCCCGTGTCCCTCGCCTCCAACACCGTCGGATATCCCTTCGTTTCGCCGCTTATGCTGAGCACTTTGCCTTCCCAATGCCTGCACGCGTCGTTGCTTCCTCCCACACTCACCACAACCAGATCGAGACCGGCCTTCGCCATTTCCTGATGCATGCCCATCTCGACGAAGTCCCTCGATCTCGTTCTCGCCACGTTCTCCGCCCACGGCTCCGGTTTGTAGTTCCTTATTTTTCCGTCCTTGCAGAGAATCGGAATTCTCCCGATCGCGTAGTTTGGGTATTTCTTAGCGAGCCGCGCTCTTATTTCCGCCTTCAATTCCGGTATCGACATTTTCTGCGCTTTCGTCTTCAGCAAACCCTTCTCGTAGGGTTCAGACAGCATCTTGTTCATCTCCTCGCCGTAATTGTGGAGGTAGGATTTCGCCGCCGATAGCTGGCTGTTGACGCCTTGATTCAACATCTTCGAGACGTTGCTCTCGAGGTCGCCCAACGGACTCTTGCCCATTTAAGCTCTCCTCCTCGCACCGGCTTTGTCCACCTGCATCGAAACGTAATCACGCAGCTCCTTCATCTGATCCATCTCGATAACCACGTCACCGAGACTCAACCTGCCGCGCGTCAGCACCCTGAACGCAGCCTTCACCCTATCCCACACGGAACTCTCGTAGTCCTTGAACAGCGAGAACTCATAGACTGACTCGCCGTCCTCGAAATCGATCTCGTATATGGCGATGACTTCTTGCCCGCACGTGCACCAGAAAGAATAATTCTGCAACATCAATAGATTCTCCTCCTTCCGAATCTGTTTATCCTGTATTTCCACCGAATAATCTTCCTCCGCATGAGCCAACCGACTAAGATCACCGTCTTCACCGGATCCACACGATAATCAGCCTTCTTATCGTAGATCATCGGGAAATCCTCGTAACCCCCCTTCAATGCAAGCAAATCCGCGACGTCCTTAATCAATTCATCGAGCCGATCATCGAGGATCGAGCCCCAAGCATTGAAAGACGTCGTGAATACGTAATTCATCATCTCGCCATGACCTCCGCATCCGCCAATATCATCGAGGCGATTTGATGATAGAGCTTCCTCGCGCTCTCCTCTTCGTTGCCGACGAACAGTATGGTCTTGCCGCTGTCTTCGAGGAAAACGTTCATGAAATAATTCGTCCTGCCGGTCAGCGACCTCTCCCAGTCAAACGTCACCAGGCTCACCTTTTCCTCGTCGGGCAATTTATAGTACGTGTCACCTATCTTGATCTTCTTGATCATTTTCCCTCCCCCGGATAATGTATTTTCTTCTTTTTCATCGCGCGACGAGCCGTCTGCTTGCCGTCCTTGTAGCCGATCGCGGCGAGATTCCTTGAGAACCTTTTCATGCCTTTCAACGCGGCCTTCCTCAATAGCGTGATTTTCTTGTCGAAAGCGTCGAGCTTCTTCTCGACTTCATCCTTGCTCTCGCAACGCAGCACGTCCTCTTCCATCCGCTCCACCTCGACTCGTAATTTTCTGAGGATAAGTGCCGGACTCGTCTTGCTCTTCTTGACCGCCTTCCCGAGCGATCTCAAAAACGGCTGCGTCGATTTCGGTCTATTCATTCATCTCCACCGGACTCACGCCAAGCGCCTCGAATCCAGCGGTCGTCTCCGCGCTGACGTCTTTGGCGATCTCGTCCATCTCCGTGTCTGGATCGATTTCCTCGAAATACTTGGAAAGCATCTCGATCGCCGTCTTGCGCGATATCGCTTTCTCCCTGAGCATGGTCGTGACGTTGCCGATGTATTCTCGCGTGTCGGTCGGCAGAGCATTCTTGATGACAACGCTCACCGAAAGCACCTCGTCGCCCCAATCCCTCCTGGGCTCGACGTCGATGTTCTTGCCGAGCTCATCCAACCAGACTATTTTCATCTTCTGAACAACCCTGAACAGGATTTTTAAAAACGCCTCAAGATAGATGGCCTTCCGTGATTTCATGGCGAGGGATCTGATGAGCTTATACATCAACGCGCGCCCGCTCTCTATCCCGCCCTCGTCCATGCCTATCAACGACATCGATATCTCGCAATTGTCCGCAATCGCCTTGTAGATCCTCTTGATCTCGGCGTGAACTTCTCCTATGTGTGCGTCCCACGTCAGATAGCCGGGTGGGCTCTCGTCACCCTCCGTCGGAAAATAACGCCCGCCACCGCCGCTCATGTACAATCTTCCGTACTCGTCGAGAAACCCGGACGGCCCGTACATGGCGGGATCCGCGTGCTTGTCGAGCGTGTCGTTGAGCTGCGTCTCCCTCGAATTAAGCGTGTTCTGCAGAGATTCGACCATCGCGTTGTCCGATTGACCAAACCAACTCAAGAGCTTGTAGTTCGGCCAGTGGATTATGAACAACTCGTCCACGCCGGTGTATTCGATTACGACGTCGGTCAAAAGCTCCTTCTTTCCGTGCATCTCGGTCTTGAACACCACGGATTTGTCTACCGCGTTCGCGGCTCTCGCGTGCAGGTCTGGATCGACGCGCTCGAGACTCACCGTGTTCTTCAACTTGTCGGCCTCGACCCGCCAGAGCGAGTGTTCTATCCGACCCTTGAAATATTCCTTCATCCTAACGTATTTCTCTTTTCTCTCGCCGCGCCTCCTCTTGTCGATTCTCGCGTTTCCGGTGAGAACGCCGTCAATTTCCCAACCGTACTTGACGCTCGACAACTTGCCGTCCTTCAGAACCGGATCCACGTAATCCGGCTCGATCGAGCGCAGACCGATCTTGCCGTCGTCCACGTACACCTCGATCCATCTTTCTCCGAGGGACGAGACGGCTATCGCATTCTCCATGAGAAACGCCTCCATCTCGTTCTCGACGAGAAAATCCTTCAACCAGTCGTTCAGTTCGACGTCCTCGTCCGCCTTGCCGAGCGTTATGTTC